TTTTATTGTAAGTCTAAAGCTGAGTGTTCTTACGTGGAAGCAAGGGAACAGTACGGGAGGAAAGTATTAGAATCAGACGACTATTATAATATGCAGATCTCATGTAGAATTCATGGATCACATATTAAAGGGAAATTTTAATGTATACATTTAAAGAATATCTCGAAGAAGATAAAGTAAAAGTTTGGAACAATATTCATATCGCACATAAACACGCAGAGAGACAAGGAAAGAAAGTAATTCATACTGCTGGTAAAGGATATAAATTAGCGGACCATAATCATCCATCTCCAGCATTAATACCAAATCCTGATAGAGATAAGCAAATTTCTGATGCACACGCTGAATTAAAAAAACATCAAAAAACTGATGATGAAATAATGCAGCTACCGTATAAAAAAAGAAAAGAACACGACAAACATATAGCTTCTATAAAAAACAGAATTCGAGATCCAATACGTTACATAGAGAAACCGTAAAATGACATATTTACTATTTGCTGCAGCACTAGGTTTATCTGCCTGTGCTGCATATTATTCTGTGATGGGACTTATTGTGATCTTCGCAGCATCAGTAGTTCCAATTTTTATCATGGGTACTTTACTTGAAGCATCGAAACTTGTGGTTGCTTCTTGGATTTATCGTAACTGGAAAGAAATTCCACTTATGATGAAATCATACTTTACTATTGCTTTGTTGATTTTAATGATGTTGACATCAATGGGTATTTTTGGATATCTGTCTAAAGCACACTTAGATCAAAATATTCCTAGTGGTGACGTAGCAGCAAAACTTGCATTAATTGATGAAAAAATTAAAACCGAAAAGGAGAACATCAATGCTAGTCGTAAAGAAATTACTCAACTTGATCAACAAGTGGATCAAACCATCGGAAGAACCAGTGACGATAAAGGAGCAGAGCGTGCCATTTCCATTAGACGGGGACAGCAAAAAGATCGTCAAAGAATCCTTAAAGAAATCAGCGACTCGCAATCTAAAATCGCCACGTACAACGAAGAGCGTGCTCCAATCGCGAGCGAAGTCAGAAAAGTCGAAGCAGAAGTTGGACCGATCAAGTACATAGCAGCATTAATCTATGGTGATAACCCAGAGAGTGATGTACTAGAAAAAGCAGTTCGCTGGGTTATCATTTTAATTGTTTCAGTATTTGATCCATTGGCAGTCTTATTGCTAATTGCCGCAAACTGGCAACAAAAACGTGAAGAAGAAACTCCAGGATTGGATATATTTGCTGGTAAAGCTGATATTAAAATTGATGAAGGTCTTTTACCAGAAGTACCAGAACCAACTAAAACAATTAGTATATCTGTTGGCGATGAAATTAATACTGAAGATCAATCCGAAATAAATCCGACTTATTCGCAAGATGTTCCAGAAGTATTAGAAGGTTCCGAAGAAGAACTTGATATTAAAGTGGATGAAAGTAAAGACTGGGAAGCAAGTTTATATGATAGACTTGAAAGAAGAAGTCCTGAAAGTATGTCTGATAAAGCAAAAAGTTTTTTAAATAAAGCAAAAGATGTTTTTACCACAACAGGTGTTAAAACCATAGAAAAAGAAGTGGAAGAACTGCAAAACAATAAATAGACTGGTAAGTAAATAAGGGAAAAGTAAAATGGCAAAGAGTTTAACAGGAATTGGCGTGTTTCCGAGAAAATTATGCGCAATGCTAACAGTCGCTGGAATGCTATATATCTAATGTTAACCCTTTATTTTTCACCATATTATGCAATTAACTCTAACACCAGCAGCAACAGAGAAAATAACAGAGATCCTAGCTGAAGAAAAAATGCCGTATATCCGTGCGTTTGTTCAAGGTGGTGGATGTTCTGGTTTTTCTTATGGGTTTACTCTCGAAGAAGAGAAACAAGAAGATGATTTTATAATAGAAAATGTTTTAGTAGATTCAATGTCAATGCAATATTTAATTGGATCTACTATTGATTATGTTACTGAATTAATGGGTTCAAATTTTAAAGTAACAAACCCAAACGCAACTAATACTTGTGGTTGTGGTAGTAGTTTTACTGTATAAGGAATATTATGAAGAAAATTATTTTTGCATTAGTTTTACTTGTTTCTGGTTGTTCTTTAATGCCAATCAGTTTTGATGGTTCATTATTTGACAATCTAGTTTCAACTAAAATTGCAGTAGAGAAGTTAAATTGCGATGATAAAAACTGGACAGATGCTGAAGATAAAATTCATCATCTTGGCGCATATGCTTCTCTTAGAGGAGACCCTCAAGCGAAGTCTATTGATGAGTTAGAAGTTGCGATTAAAAAAGCCAAAGATTCCAATAACAAAATGTTTTGTGAATCTATTTTGAAAATTAACAAGACACGTCTTGACGTAGTCGCTGATGCTTGGAGGGGAAGATAATGTTAGAACAATTAAGAGAAGCTGCAGGTTTGGGTGGTCCAGCTGCACCACTGGCTAATCAACTATTGGTTATCCGTGAACAATATGAAGCAGGTAATTATACAAACGAAGAATATCAATTTCTACTACAACAAATTGCTGAGGTTCAAGCTGCACAAGAATTAGCAACTGATGAAGTAGCAATGCGTTTTATTGTTGAATCTGCACAATTTTTAGCAAGTCAGTTATTATAACAATGAGGTTTTGGTATGATAGTTATAGTTGGATGAAAGGTAAATATCACAATGGTAAACATCATATATTATTGTTAGATTTTGTAAACGAATTAATAGAAAGATAAAAATGAGAAGCGTGATTAAATTCCTGTTGAAATTGTGTCAAATATTTGCATGTATATTTGCTTTTGTTACTATACCTATTTTGTCTGGGATATTAATTCTTGCATCAGTAGCGTTAGTTTTTGTGATACAGTTGCTTCTTGTGATGTATCCTTCTTTGGCAAGGAAAGTAGATAATTTTTTTCAGATACATTTTTTAGACCCACTATTCGGTAATAAATAAGTATTAAAAATCAATAACTTACAAAAAACCCTACTTTTTGTAGGGTTTTTCAACATTTCGCTTTACTTTAATGTAGGATTGGGGTATAATAGTTGTATAAATGATAAAAAGTGAGGTTATTATGGCTGCAATGAAGGAATTATGGGAAAATATTCATTATCTTCTAGACACAACTAAATGGTCTTGTGAGGAAATATCGAATGCTCTTAAGTGTCCCATTGAGTGGGTAAATGAAATTGTTGAAGAAAGATGGAAGGAAGCAATCAGTGAATAAGTTTTTTAAAATGAAAGAGATTAATGAATCAAATCGTGAGATCCTTCTAATTACGCAAGAAGAATGCGCTGAAGTAACACAAGCGATTAGTAAAGTTTTCCGATTTGGTATGGAAGATGTTTATAATAACGTAAGTAATCGTGAACATCTAGAAGAAGAAATCGGAGACTTAATGTGTATGATTGATTTGATGATTGATAATGGCATTGTCAGTGAATCAGCAGTGTTAGCTGCAAAGAATAAGAAACTTAACAAACTTATGACATGGTCTGGAATTTTTAAGGAAACTGTATGATTCAAATTACTGGTTTGTCTAAGCGTCAAGTGCGTTTGCTCGATGAGATGTGGGAACTTGACACATATGAAGATTTTATGCAATGGTATAATACCCATGACAGACGAACACAGCGTTTGATCGATGTTCTACAACAAATGGTTGTTGCAGAATCAATGGAAGAAGACATGAATGAATTTAAGGAAGCCAAAGAAGTTTTAAGTAAATTTGCTTTGCAATAAAAAATGATGTATAATAAACCTTCGAAACCAAAAAGTCTTGTAGCAAAAGATTTGCGCACTCCAAAATACCGTATGCGTGTAGTGGAGTCGAAGGTTGCATACACTCGCAAAACAAAGCACAAAGGAAAGACTAATGAACTATGAATCACATGAATATGTGACTGAGCGTAATGGTCTTACACGACACATTAAAATTAAAAGTGTTCCATACGATTTAATCGAGGTTACTTTTAAAACAAAGTTGATTGATGAGAAAGGTGAAATTGAAAATGCAAACAGTATTTAAAAGTGATAAAGAATTCGAAGAGTTTAAAACCTGGATACTAGGAGTTCTACATGACAGTAACATCAAAGATTTGTGCATTACTTTTACCAAAAAAGATGGTTCTGAACGAGCAATGCAATGTACCCTTGTTGAGTCAAGAATCCCAACAGAAAAGCTACCGAAAACAAAATCAGAAGGTAGCCAAGCTACTGGATCCGCAGTACGAGTTTTCGACACAGAAAAAAATGAATGGCGTTCTTTCCGCTGGGACTCTGTAATTAAAGTAGGATTTACATTATGAATAATGGCGCAACAGTAGTATTACTTTACATTGCTTTTATTGTTGGTCTTTTCTTCGGATGGATTAATAATATTGTAATTTTATATCACACTGGTCTTGCAACTTTGACTGGAGAAACCATTCTTCGAGTGGTTGGGATTTTCGTTGCACCACTTGGTGTTGTAATGGGATATCTGTAACCCTTACTAGATCAGTGTCTGCGTTGGTCAAATTTCGCTTTACTTTGATTCAAAGGTAGGGTATAATTATACTATATTATGGAGAAAACTCATGGCAACTAACAATTTGAAACGCAGACAACTGATCGAACGTGCTGAACACACTGCAAAAGGTGGTGATGAATTTGCTCTTGATAAAGATAATTATCAACGAGATCTGATGCGTGCTTTGAATTATTACAATTCAAACAATGATGATAAAGATAAGAAGAAGTGGTTCATCAGCCACTATGCAAAGATTGATAAAAAAGTAGCAGTAGAATTATTAAAGGTTGACGAGAATCATTTCCGTCATGCTGGTATTCTTGCTCGACTGATTGACTTAGGTTCTGAACTTCAAGAGAAGGAACAGAACTTTCTAAACGAACGAATTGAATTTTTAAAGTCTCAAGTTACTGTTCGTCAAAAATCCCAAGATAAACAAGACAAGAAAGATGGTGATGCAGCAAAAGCTGCATCACCTGCCAATGTAATTTCTATTCAACAAAGAATGGAAGATAAGGCTCATGAGATTGCTGGTGAAATTGAGGGTGCAATCGATGATTTTGTTCTTGCGGGATGTAAGTCTGATTTCTCAACAAAGAATTACCTGCTTGCCAATCAGGTAGCTGGACCAATTGCCAAACGTATTGGTGATCTGTTTGTTCCAACTGCCAAAGAACTTGAAGAAGCAATTGATGGTGATGATGACCAACTCGTTGAAGGTTATTCCCACTTTACTAAACGTGAGTTGAAAAAGTTTTTAGAATTTGTTCAAACGATTATTGCTGACTGTCAACAAATGGTTCAGACTGCAAAAGCAAATCGCGCACCACGTAAGACTAAACCAGTGTCACCAACTAAACTCGTTGCACGTATGAAGTATATGAAAGAGTTTCCTGAACTTGGATTAAAATCTATCCAACCATCTAATTGTGTTGGTGCTTCAGAGATCTGGTTCTATAATACTAAATACCGTCGTGTAGGTGTTTATAAAGCAGAGAGTGGTTCATTATCTGTTAAAGGAACAACCATCATTGGGTTTGATGTCAAAGAATCTAAAGCGTTTACTCTGCGTAAACCTGAGGAATTCTTCAAAGGATTGGCACTGGGTAAACGTGCATTGAGTAATGCTATTAAACCAATCAAAACAAAACCTTCTAATCCAAATGGAAGAATTGGTGAGGAAACTATTATCCTCGGAGCATTTTAAGAGTGAATGTTGGTATGGTTGTTGGTGAAGTTTCTCCGAAATTCAGAGATAATGGTAATCCAATGAATCTTATAAAGAGATCCAATACTATTGGATGGAAATTGATTAAGGAGAATTAAAATTATACTCGTAGATTATAGTCAGGTCGCTCTTGCAGCCATTCTTACATTCCAGCGTGAGTTGAAGGGGACAGAGTCTGAAGTGAAAAATCTAATTCGCCACGTAACACTATCCACAATTAAATCATATAAAAAGAAATATGGTAAAGAATATGGACAGATTGTTATTTGTTGCGATGGTCGCAAATACTGGCGTAGAGATTATTTTGAATACTACAAAGGTATGCGTAAAGCCAATAGAGAAAAATCTGATCTTGATTGGGGTTTGATTTTTGACACTCTGTCAGAAATGCGCGACGATCTCGCCAAACACTTTCCATATAAAGTTATGCATATTGAACGTGCCGAGGCAGATGATATTATTGCTGTTCTGACAAAATATGCGCAAGAGAATGAACTTGTTCAAGAGGGATTAGTTGAAGAACCACAAAAGGTATTGATTCTTTCTTCAGATAAGGATTTTAAACAACTGCACGTATATCCTACTGTAAAGCAGTGGTCTCCAATGCAGAAAAAATATGTATCTGCGACTAAGAAAGAGATTCAAGAATATATTATCGAACATATCGTTAAAGGCGACGCTGGCGATGGTGTGCCAAACATTCTAAGCAAAGATGATGTCTTTATGAAGGGTGAGCGTCAAAAACCTATGAGCGCAAAACGACTCGCAGAATTTATCGAGAAAGGTATTGATGCTTGTCGCAGCGATGAAGAGAAACGTAACTGGCATCGCAATGCAGTTCTTGTAAACTTTGATAATATTCCACCTGATGTTGAGGAAACTATCGTTACTTCATATATAAGTAGTAAACCAACTGGCGATAAAATGTCAATTATGAATTATCTAATGAAACATCAATG